CTTAAAGATTGACGCCAAGTTTTTATATTGTCTGGCATTGTTACATCAGAGTTAGCAAGGTAATCTGTTTCAATTAGTTTTTCTAATCTAATTTCTTTAATATCTAAAAGTTTTCTAGTTGCACTTGCATCATTCCATGCTTGTTCTTCTATATTTCTTGCTGTTTCTTCTTGTGTAGAAAATTCTACTAAACCATTTGGTGTTGCGTGTACTCTAGCCATTATTTTACTACTCCAAAAATTGTTATAACTCCGTAATTAATATTTCCAGATGAAAAATAAAATTTTATTCCTGTTGCGTCTACATTGTCATTCATTCTACCTCCAAAAGTACCTACAAAATGTCTATTACTTGAATCGTTCTGATAATTAACTGTACCATGCCAAGTTTGTCTGCTCATTAAATTTCTACGAGGGTCAAAAACATTCATATCAATAGCTTGAAAAGTACCATTTGTTGTTTCTTTAATTGAGTGAGAAGATATTGCACCATAGCTTTCTGAAGCATATCCACCTGTATCTGTACCAACATTATGACTTGAATCTACTCTATGTCCAAAGTGTGTCCATACATATTGATTAGAACTATAATCTGTGCCACTTGCTCCACCTGTTCTAAATTTAAATCTACCTACTACACTATTTGTTGTTGGAGAAATAAATCCTATAATTTTATATTGGTCATAAGTTGAACTAAAAACTTCATCAAAAGTAAAGTTAGTTGCATTACTATTATTTGTACTAACTGTACTTAATTTAACTAAACCACCACTAGGTAAATATTGTTTCTCTACATATTTAAGATTACCACTATCGCTAGCATCGGACACCAAAAACTTGTCAGTATCGGCTAGTGAAGTAATTGCTGTTTGACCTGTGATTAGAGTCGAATCTAAATGCTCTTCGGAGATTGCATCATCTGCTATGCCACCTGTTACTATTTGTGATTTACTCATGTGTTACCTCTATTCACTCGGCTCTCTTTGTGTTCTATTTTTGTAATCACTTCTTGCTGTAACTAAATTTACAAAATCTGTTTTATTACTTGGAATAGGGTCAGTAAAAGATGAGTCATTTATTAATTTTGTAGTCCACTCTTGTTGAAATTTTTTCCACGCATTATTAATTTTGCCATTACTTGCTTTTTCGTGCCAATCTTTTATTCCTTCATTATCAACTCCATCTTCTGTTACAGTTGTTAATAATTGGTCATATAATATTTTTTCATCAATATCTGATATTGTTATTGTAATTGTTTTAGCCATTTTATAACTCCTCTATGTTTGATTGTTTCATCTTGACTATCCTATTAATATTCCACTAAAATAAGAGTGTTCTTGGTTTCCACCATTTGTAATAGTAACATTAGCACAACATTTGACATAAGCTGTATCGTTTGCATCCATGTCTGCAATTATTGCACCTTCTGTTTTAAAATTTGTATTTCCAGTATATCCATTTTTAAATGCTTCGTATTCTCCCCATCTATAATTACGATTACTTGTAATAAAGCACATATCATAATTAGTATTTTCAGTTGCATTAACGTCATAAATACTCATGGTGAATAAATATTTGCCAGTTACAGGTGCAGTAAAACTTCCATTTGTTCCCATGTCTGCATTTACATCATAAACTTCGGTAATATTTGAATTATACATAGTGTGATTGTTTGCATAATCGGTATCACTTGATTGATAAACTCTAAATGCAGGGTTTAATGGTTTTGTTACATGACCTGCTTCATCAATAACTATGTGTGAAGTTGTGCCTAAAGTGCTACCTAAACCTATTACTAAATCATCAGCAGAGTCATCTAATCCAATATGATAATCTTGTGCATTACCATCAAATACTATTTTAGTATCTTCTGCACCTGCATCGCCTATTGTTAATGTAGGTGTTGTTCCAGATATAGTTGCACCACCACTAGCTGTCAAAGCACCAGAAACTGTTGTTGCACCAGACAAAGTATTAGTGCCAGACATAGTTACATTGCCGCTAAAAGTTTTTGCTATAGTCTCTGTTGCAGGAGGGTCAATAGTTCCTACACTCTTTGCTTGATGAACAACATAAATATTGTTTGTGCCGCTAGGAGGAGCACCAGTAAACGTTAGTGTTGTTCCAGATAAAGTGTATGCTGAGTTAGGGTCTTGTCTTACGTTTCCAACAAATACTTCAATATCTAAAGTTGAGGAAGGTGCTACATCTAAAGTAAATGCAGTTGTACTTCCATCACCATTAAACCTCTTGCCTACAAGAGATTGAAAAGTATTTCTGGTATCTAAAGGTGTACCAATAAAAGCCATTTTACGTTATCTCCATTATTGACAAAGTAATATCAGCCGCACCAGATGCTGTTAATTTTAACACATCTGTAGCTTCCATTACGACTTTATTTCCCGCAAGCAGTTCAAGAGTACCACCAACAGGGATCGGCGCATTAGTTACTAACTCAACATCTTGGTTAGCCTCATCATTTGCACCTGCTCTGTTAGAAGTATTTGAACTTAAAGTAACAGTTGCAGTGATTTGACCAGTCGTTGTATTACCTACCATAACACCAAGAACTACTGTAGTTGTAGAATTGGCAACAGTGTAGATAGTATCGACGCTGGTAACTCCTGCTTTTGTTACTACTTTAAAAGTATTAGCCATTTATCCTCCTATTATCCTAAAGCAATTGCCAGTGCCGTTGGGTCTTCTGTTGAAAATCCTTGACCTGCCATATAAGTTGTTAATCGAGATAGCGCCGCTTTTCTATTTGTTCCACCGGCTCCATCATCTACAATTATTAAATCAGAAGTAGTTAAATCTGCTCCAATGTCTGATCCACCATCTATTTCTAAGGCTGTTAAAGCAACTTTACCTGCTGTAGAAATAGTAGCTAGTTTTGAGTCAGCAATTGCTGCACTTGATTTAATATCTGCGTTTACAATATTTGTAATTGTGTTGTTATCTGAATCTATTGATTTGTTCGTTAATGTTTGTGTTGTTGCTATACCTGCAATTGTGTCTGTTGTTGCTGGTAAAGTTAATGTTGTGTTACCAGAAAAAGCTGAGTGTGCCGGAGCTTGTATTTGTGCATAGTGAGCATTTGATGACTCACAATAAAATCTTACTACGGATTGTGCTCCTGTATTTTTAACATCAATAACACCACCCTCTACGGTAAGATCATCACCAACACTTACATCTCCAGTTACTGTAACCGAGTCAACATAAGCATCTTTAAATCTTACAGAGTTAGTTCCTAAATCAACATCACTATCTGTTTGTGGACCAAATACTCCATCTGATACAAATACCTGTTCAGCATTTGCAGCGTAGAAATGTATTTCGTCTGCTGTTTCAAAATCTATTTTTGTTTCATTATCTTCACCGATTTTAATATCAGTTGCTAGTAAAGAAGTAATGTTTGTTTGTGCCGCTGCTAATGACGCTGCTCCATTTGTCGCTATGGTTAAATCACCAGATATAGCAACAGGATTAAAGTTTGTGCCATCACCAATAAGAGCCGCACCGCTAGTATTAGTATTCATGGTGATATCATCACCAGTAATTGTTAAATCTCCTGTAACTGTTAGGTTACGACCTATCGTTACATCATTGCTTGCATCTTCAAATAATAATTTACTTGCTGGTATTGTACAAAATACGTCTTTTGTACCAGAACTAAAGTTAACAGCACTATCGCTATTAGAACTAGATATAACAGTGGTCCTAGTTAATGTAGAACTATCACCGTTTAACGTACCTAACCCTACTTCAAACTCATCTTGATCTTGATGGGCAATACAATAATACGTTGTATTACTATTACCAACACCAGCAGAAAAAGTTTCAAAACCAGTTACAGCATTTCCAATAGAAAAAACTCCCGTACCTGTAGTAGTCGAAGTTTCTTTTACTCTATCATTAATGACTAAAGCCATTTATTCTCCTATGCCAATCGTAATATAGCGTTACTTGCATCAGCCGTTGGAAACTGAATTGTAAAGGTTCCACTTGTAGATGTCTTATCACCACCAAAATCTAAAACAGCGACTGCTTTATTAGAGTCAGAGCTATTGTAAATTAAAGCACCTCTTGCTGTGATTGTAGCTGATGTAAAAGATATATCAGCAAAATCACAAATAGCTGTAGTTCCAGAAGTTGTTGGAGTTACGCTTGTTAAAGTTCCTCCACCAGAACTATATGTTCCAGAATCAGAGACTTCGTTAGTTGTGCTAAAAGCGGTTGTAGTTGCATCCAAAGAAGCGGAACTTGTATACAATGCTATTTTAAAAGTATCACCACTGGAAGCAGTAAAGTTATGCGTTCCTTGTAGCAATTCTTGTTTGAAGCTTGTACATACAGCTTGAGTTATAGCCATGTTTTATCCTCCTATGGGTTCTGTGATTGCAGAGGAGTACGTAACGCCCCGTGCATATATTCATCTCTTCGGTGCCTTCCTTGTTGTTCTATGACAAGTTCTTGAAGTGCCCGTTGATATGATTGTTCATATAATTGCAGCATTTCTGCTGGTCCCTTCAAAAATTTGAAGGCTTCTGCAAGACTCCCATAAAGCAATAGTGCCGGAGCATTATTACCCAACCAAGAGGTTGAATTACTACTAGAAAGTCTTGTTGGTAATCTAGTAATTCCTAACTCCACGTTATACGCTACATCGGGCGTTGGTGCAACATAAATTGTATTATGATCCCACCATGCCCAGTATCTAGGGGTCCCTGTAGAAGTTCGATCTGGCCAATATTCGTTCATGTAACTAATATCGCGTTGTTCTAAAAATGTCCTTGATGTTCCAGATGGTGCAAATATTTGCATGTGTCTAACGGTGCCAAGCGATGTTGGATCTGGAGACGCGCCACCCGGTAAAGATAAAAAAGCATTACTTGCTGTTAAATTTGCAGATTGATGTGATTTAAAAACATCTAAATCTACATCTCTAAATATTCTATTTTCAGCGTGCTGAATAAAATCGTTAACAATAGAGTCTGATAAAACACTACTACTAACCTCTGTGTAATCTCTTATTTGTGTAACTAGTTCTGAATATGTTGTTGTCATTATGATACGCTCACTGATACTATACCAATAGATGACACAACTAAAGGTTGTTTTTTACTTGTTGAAGGTTCCATAGAGTTTTCGTATTCAAAGAATCCTGCACCACCAACAAAAACAGTTATAGGTTCTAATCTATCTGGTCTACCATCTTTAACACTTTGTGCATCAGCCGCATGTTTTTGTCTTTCAAGTTGTGGATGTTTTGCTTCAAACTCAGATTTATGAACCATAGAACCATTCCATTCTTTAACCATTTCTTTATAAGGAAACTCCATACCACTGCGATCAGATATTGCTTTTGCATATTTACCAGAAGCGTGAGCCATTAGATATACCCTCTCTGTGGTGTAGCAAAGAAACTAGAACGTGGTCTATCTTCTTCTGAAGCACGTTGCCACTCTTCTTCATATAATTGTTTTAGTAAAGGTGTTCTCTCTGGTGCTTTTTTTACAGAAGTATAATAAGCTAAACCAGAAGTTAAGCATGGTAAAAATCTAGTTGGAACTTCTAGTTGATCATTATAATCACCCGCGTCCTGTATTTTAGTTAAACCATAATACTTGAAAGTGTGTGCACCATCTGGTGTCGGGTATAAATACAATGTAGGAGTAGAGGCTCCTCTTTCCAAAAAGTATTGTACAGGTGTACCTTCACTAGATTTAGTAGAAATATTTAAATATTCAGCACGACTTATTCTATCAACTTCGATATCTGTTGTAGTATCTGATGTTTTAAATAAAACTGCTTCAAGTATATCAACCAAGTCACTATCAAGTGTGTAACTTGTTGTACTACCTGTTAGTGTTAATGTTCTAAGCTCAACAGTCCAAAGATTAATACCTCTGTTAGCCCATTCAGCTAACATAATATTAAGTGAACGTCTTGCGCTTTTTAAATCATAACCAGATCTAGAATTAATTCCACATCTTTCAAATGCTTCTTCAATAACTTGATCTACATCTAAATTAAAGGTGTTAGTTCCGGACGTCGCCATTACTTACCTACTTTTTTCATAGCCTTCTTATGAGCTTGTGTAAAAGTTTTACCTTTTTTCATAGCCTTTGTCATAGAAGCCATATGTTTTTTTGTATGGTGTTTAGAATGTTTTTTCATGGTCTTTTTTTGACCACCTGTTAATTGTTTCGGCATCGAAGACCTCGATATCATTTTTAGTTATAGTAAGCTACTACAAAGTCGCAGTTAGTTACGTCAACAAAAGCTGCTGTTTCGAATCTTACACCATCTCCGTCAAAATTCATAGT